GTAAGAACCGTTAACAACAGAAAACATTTTCTGTACTATCTCTTTGCACTCTGCTGCGCCAAAAGAGAACTCAACTTTGTATTCTTTTCCGTTTACATTAATATTCATCATAATTTTTACCCTTTCCCACCCTATCGTCCATATAGGGAAAGGCGCGGATTTTACACCGCACCTACCTTTTAAAATAATTATTCTGTTACATCATCAAGATATGATGTGTAGTCGGCTGTTTTGGCGTTTGTGCCACCAATCGACACAGCCTTTGATTTAGTCGATTGGCTTATCATTCCCCCACCTTTGTTACTGTGAATGTGCCACCAGCAGCTTCGACAACTTGAAGCTTGTCTGTGCATTCTATAGGTGAAGTGTTAGGAACTGCTGTTACTGTCATTTCAAGTACCGAATCAGTACCAGAAACATCATTAGGTGTTGCTGTTACCTGTCCGACAAATGCGTACTTAGCAACCGCACCTAATCCGTCAGAGCCATATAACTGAATAATATCTAACTGCTTACCCTCTGCTTTGATTAAGTCCTGTAAATAAGCCTTTTCAAGATTTCCTGTGTAAGTCTTAGCGTCAGATGTTTTGATACCCATTAAGAATGTCTGTGAATCATCTTCAAATGTTGTACTTTCAACTGTGTTAGGTGCTGATACTGGTGCTGAAATTGACTTAGCCGCAACCATTAACTTATATGAGCCTGCAAAACCATCTTCGCTATGCTCCTTGTAGATAACTCTAGCTTTATAACTTGTACTTGCCATTGCCTTGTCTACCTCCTAAAAATTTGCAAAAAAATAAGAGCATTTCTGCTCTTTGTTACATTAATCTGTCATTTGCCGCTATCATTCTTCTGAATCTAGCAGTACTCTTATGTACTTTGTTATTGATTGAAAATTCCGGCATTGCGTTACCTTGAAATCTCATTGTCTTAAATGTATCTGTAATTATCGCCATAACCTTGCGACAGTCAGACTTACTTGTATTAGTGGTAACATCTACTTGAAATGTTGCTAACAATGCGTTAATTGCCTGTCCGTCAAGTGTTTGCCCTTGTTCAACTGCTGACAGTAAATGAATGTATACTGTCGGGAATACTGCTTGACCGCTGCTTTCCCCCTCATTTGTTATGACTATCTTTGGATATTTCTTTTTAAGCTGTGTTAGGGTTGTAGACTTGACAAGTGCTGTGACTGTATTCTCGAGGTCTATCGCCCAATCGTTTGCATTTGCCATTAACTAAACACCTCTCTTGCTATCTGCTTATACTGATTAATAATCTCCATTGTAGCGTTATACATAGGCATTGTAGCTTTAACGCCGCGTGTGTAGTGCCATTGATTGTCATTACCTAAGTAGTACCAGCCATCTTCAAATGCGTGTATCTGCCCCGGATATGTTCCTACACCCAAGCCGAAATCATTAGCCTTTGGGTTCTCGTTGCCGCTGTTGTAATAAATACCAGCACCAAATTCAATCGCTAACAGTGTGTAAAATGGCTCTCTATCTTCTACCTCAACAGTTTTGCCGGTAGCAATTAAAATAGCTTGGTAGCCATCTTGAATAGGCTTTCTGTCAACTCTCAATGTTACTGTCCTACCTAATGGACTTTCATTAACACTCATAATTGCCGCTTTGTCGCCTAATTCTGCTAGTCGTTCAACAAGCAATTCGCATTTATACTGCAAACTCTGCTTATACTGTTGTAGCTGTCTGATAGCTTCATTTACGGACTTTTCAGACAAGGATATATCAATTGTATGTCTTGCCATATTACACCGCCTTAGAGCAATTTTAAGTCCACAAAAACTTTAAATATTTTAGGTGACTGAATTGCAAACCAATCAATAGTTGTTTCATCGTGTCCAAATTGTTCTATATGCTGCCAATTGCACTGTAATCCGCTCTCAGATAAAAAGGCGTGTATTATTTCATGTCTTAACTGTTTCTTTTGCAGCTCCTCAAAATCGCCCACTTCATTATAGTTATCAGAACGGATTACTATTAGCTTTGCTGTATTGTCGCAAAAGCCGTCCATATCTTTATCGTTAAGCGTTCTTAGTTCAATAGCATATTCTGTTCCTAAAACATTAATTGTATGTCTTGCCATAAACACGCTCCTTAACTGCTTGCGAAACCGCTTGTCTTATGCTTTCATTTACTGGCTCTTGCGTAGATGGAACTGTCTTTCCTTTAAAGATAGAGCCAACTAGCTGTTCATTGTCTGTTTGTATAAATAAAGAACCATTTTCAGGAAAGCCGCCTGTCTGATACTTTATATCTTTCACCTACTTTACAACTGCTTTAAGCATATACTTAGTTGAATATAATGCTGGCTTAATGCCTACAATCGTGAAATCTGCTGATGTTTCATCAACAAGACTGTCAGATGTGTATGTAGGTTTGCTATCAAGCCAGATAAGGTCGCCCTTTTGAATAGGTAGTGTATTCCTATCTGTCAGCAAAATAGCGTCAAAATCAGCGGTATCAAAGCCGTATTCCTTGCTTTGTGCTTCTCCACCGCTGAATGATATGTTTGCTTTGAAATCCGTAGGCTCTGAAAAGCCTGTTTTCTCTTCAAGGACTTTGGGTATCTTATTTCCCTCATCATCAAGATAAGGAATGAAATTACCCTCTGTGTCGGTATATCCCTCATAAAGGATATTGCCGTCATCATCTCTTTCATAGATAGTTACCGTCTGTCCTTGAAGTGAATACTTTATAGCCTGCTTATTAATGTCAAGCATTGTTTTTTACCTGCTTATAAATCTGATTAACGCCTGTGCTTGATAATCCGGACACAATTCCTACTGCGATTGCATTAAGAATGTCATTTGCCGGAAAGTCCGGTATTACATACATACCTATAATGCCTAAGATACCGCCTGCAACGCCTACGATTATAGGAATGTAATTATCCTTAATGTGAGGAATCGCCTTAGCTCCTAAGCCTATCAGATATGTAATTACAACGATTGCTACAACTGTTGTTACCGATGTTATATCCATTCTGCTATACCTCCTTATCTTCATTGAGTCGTGCTTCCAATCCGTCTATTCGGTGGTGTGCCGACTTTACACTTTCCTCAACCTTAATAATCCTGTTATCGTGAGAATTAAGTTCTTTTCTCATTTCTGTAACTTCGTTCTTTATCTCTGTTGTATTGCTTGATATTGTGTCAAGTTTCATATTTATGCGTGTATTTTCTTTTACACGCTCTGTAAGTTCTGCATTGTCAGACTTTTTGTTGTTCTTAAGATTAAATCCCAACGTAAACAGTCCGAAAAAGACGGAAAAAGCAACTGAAATAATGCTTATAATTACTGCTATTGGCATTGATATACCGCCTTTCATAATTAATAATGGCACACCGCCCACCACCCTTAATGTGTGCCGCCTGCTACCGTATTGGTAACGCACAATCTTCTATAAAACCTTAGCAAAAGGAAATACCCCAACAAATAAGCTGTCTCTATCTCTCCAAGTTCTGTTGACACCGCCCTCATTCATACTCGCCATGTAGTTCTCACCAGCTTGTGAATGGTCATACACAGCCAGATTAACGATAACACTCTCAAACTTCTTTAAGTCCTCGGTTATCATTTCGTCTGTGTAGCTGTCAGGGTAATTTCTTCTTGCCTTTACATCTTCTGTAGCCTGTTTAATAAGCTGTTCGATTACTGGATTATCTTCTTTGTTATCGAACACTACCACATCAGATGTTGTTTCATCATCATTTGTGACTGTATCAATATGAAATTGTTTAAGCCTAATTTTGACTTGCTCTAATGTGGTGTATTCCATAATTCAGCTCCTATAATCCTAATTTCTCAATTAACAACTTCTTTAACTCTGCTCCTGTAAGTTCTTCTGCGTTGCCTATACCTTGTTCTACGGCAAAAGCCTGCAAATCAGATGTAGACATGCGATTAATGGTTGTCTTGCTATAACCTAAAAAAGCCCCCTCTTCGGGAACCTCTTCGCCTGCGTTATACCATTTTCCGTTATGAATCACTATATATGGATATTTCATAGTTGTACCTCCTACTCTTCGCTATGAACCTCATATACGAATGTGCTATCCATATTTTCGTATGATGGAAGAACAACCTCGGAAGCAAATGTTGACATCTTCATAGGTGGTCCGTACTCTGTCTTTGTAGCGATTGTGATACCTTTGCCGTATACTGTTACATCTACATTAGTTACCTGTCTTGCAGTTCTTTCTTCTGGTGTAGTGCCGAACCAAGTGCCACCAAGATTGCCAGCTGGAAGAAGTGTAACCTTGTTATCTGGATAGAAATACTGTTCCTTACCATCATCATCAATGTACATCTTATCGTAAAGTACAATAGTGAGCTTTGTTCTCTTCTGCACTACTGAAATAACGATATCATCATCAACCTCGATAGTTGCTGTAAGGTTCTGTGCGAGGATTGAGTTTCTTATCTGTGCATTATCAAGCAAATACTGGAATGTATTGCTATTCATAAGCACATATTTAGCAATCTTGCCCTGCTTCTTTAACTTCTTTCTTGCGTTGTTAAGGTCTGTAAGTGGCTTTGAATTAGCTGTATCGCTCCACATACTTGTGCCAGATAACTTTGCGTAATGGTCTTTTGCGTATGAACCATCCTTGTCATAATCATAAGCATACTGAACGCCATCACTTACAATAGCAATTACTGGGTGTCCTGCATTTGTCGCAAGAAGTGACATTCTCATACGTTCTGGTACAACCTCCGCACCGCTTACAAGATTGTTAGTATCGTCATATACGCTTGATAAAGCACTCGCAAGGTAAGGGTCGTCCGCTGACTGAATACGCTCGATTTCAAGCATCTCCTCTTCACCTACTGTCATTCCTTCGCGGAAGAATGCCATCTGCGTTTTTTCCTTGCTTAATCCCTCTCTAGCTCTAAGAGTTGGGATTGTGTCAAAGTTAGATGGTGCAAGTGAAACTGGAAGTCCTTTATGTGTCTTAATCCAGCTTAAATCAAGCCCCTGTTTCTTTCTTTCAGGAAACCACTGTAAACCAAGATAAGGTATCTGATTACTAGCGTTTTCTGTTGCCGATAATGCAATAGACTTACTATCTACTACTTCATTAATTAACATCTGTTTACCTCCTGTTATTATTCAAATACAATCATTGGAAGAGCTGTCTTAACTGCTGTCTCGTATGTAACACCAGAATGTGCTTCTGCTACCTTTGTGTTAAGATATGCTTTCTTGAGCAGTACGCCCTGTGGTCTGTCCTCTGTTACATCAAACCTTAAGATACCCACTACTGTGGCTGTATTGTCGGCTTTGCCATTTGCTCCGATTGGAGTACCGGCCTTGACAATCTTCTTGCCCTGTGCGTTTTTAGTTGTTACGCCATCAAAATCAAGTGTTAATGGGATTGCTTCGTTAGGCTCTCTCTTTAAAATCTGAACATCTCCTGCGTATGAAGTCTTTTCATACTGCATATTCATTTCCTTTGCCATTTCTTACCTCCTGCTATTACTGAATGTAATGTGATAAAACGTCATTGTTCTTAGGTGCATTAGATATAAGGCTTTCTGCTATTTTTTCCGCATTTGTCTTATTGTCTGCACCGCCTTTATTACTGCCGCCGCCTGGAACATCCTGATGTTTAGCAATCTCCTGTTCCTTAGCCTGTGCCGCAGCTGTTTCTTTGTCGGACATAATCTTGCCAAGCTCGGTGTAATCAAGGCTTCCATCATCTTTAACAACTGTCTTTGCCTGTTCAGCAGTAATCTTAAAATTAGTCATAGCTGCTTCCCTTTGGTCTCTGACCGCATTATCTTTCTGTAGCTTTGCAATCAAATCATTAGCCGCTTCTAAATCTTTATTTACTTTTTCAACTTCTGTAAGATTTCCTGCTTCAATTTCATCAAGCTGTGTCTGTAACTCGTCAGCTTTGTCGGCTTTAGCCTTGTAGCCATCTGCTCTGTCTTTTTCTTTCTTTGTTTCGCCATTGACCTGATTCAGATAATTGCTTACCTGTTCATCTGTCGGCTCTGCTACTCCGATTGAAATAAGATTCTGTTTTGCCTGTTCTCTTGTCATAATTACCTCCGATTCACTACGCTTTTTTACGTTGGTTGCTCAACTTGTGATTTCTGCTATTTACCGCATAGCTGCAAAATGTATAAAAAATGAGCAACCACACCGATTAAGATGTAGTTGCTCATTTAATATCAGTTATTGAATTATATCTTCGTATTGTTCTTTGGTGATTAAGCCTTTTTCATAAGCCTGTTTAACCATTTCAGCGGTCCATATGTGATAGATTTGATACCATTTTTTTATTTTGTCATACATAAACTATTCCTCCGTCAATAATGTGTTAGTCATCATTGCTGTATATGTTACTTGTGCGTCTATGCGTTCAAGGTCAGACGGCGTTTTGACCGGCTCATAACCATTGTATTTCTGGGGATTATTGTTGATATCTTGAAGGTCAAGACTTTCAACAGGGGCGTGGAACTGTGTTCCGTCGTACTCATAGTAGATATGTGTTCTTGGTTGTCCTTCAGTTTCTGTGTATTCCTCTGCCTTAATTTTTTCATTAAGACACAAGTACACCCACGCTATCCCTTTGGTATCTATTTTTATAACAACTTCTTGTTGTGGTTCTTCTGCTCTTATTATCATTGCTTACCACCTTTCTTGCTAATTTAAACAATTTATATACATTGTATTTATGACAAAAAGTATAGCTGTCCGAATATTTTAGTATTCCATTGTAAGATGTAACTCTTCTTGCCAATTGCTTATTGTTTCGCTTTTTCTTGTATCTGATATAAGCCCTGCGAATTTTCTTAAGAGTTGTTCTTCTGACTTCTATGTGGTCTCTGTATGTTCTGTAGCCGCAAAGGTCAATAAATCCATCGTCTATCTGATAACATCTCCAGTTTGGCTTAATTGTTAATCCTATATCTTTTGTCATGGACACAATTTTCAATGCTGCTTTGATTAAATCCTTGGAGTTAGTCCCAACGATGTGTATATCATCCATATACATGTAACATGCGCTAACCAGATTTATTCTAAGCATTCTGCCATTTTTCTTGTTTCTGATTCTATACATATTTTCGGTGATGGCGTGATATAGGTCTGATAAATATAAGTTTGCTAGGTGTTGAGATAAAAAAGAGCCGATTGAAAGCCCTTTGTCAAATGTATTGATAAGGGTTTCTATCAGCCACAATAATCCATTATTTTTGATATGTTTACTTAGCCATTTCATCAACTTGTTTCTGTCAATAGATTCATAATATTTCTTTATATCAAAACTACAAGCATATCTAATTCTTTTGTCCTGTATTTTTCTATATAGTGCTTTTACGCAGTATATTTGCCCTCTGCCTTTAATTGACGCGCATTGATATTTCCCTACTCTTTTCAGTAAATCAGCCATAGCATTAACCGCTACATAGTCATACATTTGCTGCTTTATGTCTTGTATTCCAATATTGCGCCATTTAGCAGATGCTTCATCCCATTTTTCTTTGTACCAAATAGGTTTTAGTTCTAGCTTTCTATCAAGGATTTCTTTTTGAAGTTGAACTGCAATGTTATGAATATTCCCATATTTATTGAAAATATTTACTATGTCATTTCTTGTCTTTTTCTTATTTTTAAGGCAATCTTTGACTGCTTTTTCAATAAATTCAAGATTAGTAATATCCACATTTTTACATTTTCTCTTCATTAATTAATATCCCTCGATTTTTGTGTTAAGTGCTTTTCGGCTTATGCTTACTAACCACCGCTTTTCTACACAATTTTTCGTTGACTCTGATTATGAGTGCCAACGACAGCTTATTTTATAAATAAGGTCAACTTATTGTTGACGAAATGAGTGCAAACTGTAATGTTGTGTTTTTCATTCCAAAAATTAGCCGACAAGTAATTCCAGTTCGCCCTGTCAAGCCTGTTCCAACAATTCAAGTAACAGAAGCCCGCATTCGCGCCATTCCTGAGATTACCGCCCTCACTCAAGTCCTGTTATATATTTAAGGCTATGTTAAGGGGCGTTCCCCTTAACAATCCCCCTAAAAGCTTTTTAATCGGCCGACAAGCAATTCCAGAGCGCCCGGCCAAGCCCGTTCCAACAAACCAAGAAACAGAAGCCCGCATACGCGCCAGACCCGAGATAACCGCCCTGGTAATATTCTCTAGTTCCGCCAGTAGTGGCACCACCAGCATAAACCATATCTTTATTGCCTTGACCACTATTAGTCACTTGATTTGTAGGCAGCCATGCTCCATACTTCTGCTCTACATCGCCTGTCCAATAATCTGAACCTTTGCCATCTGCACTTGCTGCAATATTTCCAACAAGCAAATAGCTTGATTTTATAGCGTTTTCATCGGTAACATGCCTTGTTCCCCTAGGAGCAACATACACGTCCTTAGAATAATCAGGTTTAAATACCATTACTGTATCAGATGCTATCATTGCGCCGCCAAACAGATACTCAATACCCTGTATTCTACAAGGGTGTTTTCCATCTGAATTGCTAACAGGGGAGCCGTCATGGTGTCCTATTACAACATCAGTATCACCGCTATGTGCGTGCATTGATGTTATGTATATCTGCCTTTCACCAACCGGTAAGGTATCAAATGGTTGGCAGTCAAGGTACACTGCCTTATTACTATCATCAAGTGTTTCTATTGCTGTGATTTTTACATCATCGGCGTAAGCATGAACGCTTGATGCACCTCTATCAAGTGAACCCGAAGTATCAGCATATCCAACAGATACGCATAATCCTACTTGTAAATTATTAGCTTGTGCGTTTGTAACTGGGAAATAATTATGCTTATCCGCTGATTGTACACTTGCTGGATATTGTATATTCCAACTTGTTACGCCCGCCATGCTATCTTGACTTGACTTGTTTGCATATTTGATAAGGTTAAATATCTGCGCAAACGTAAATCTGCTTGAGCCAGCTCCTGTATATCCAGTTCCTTTTTTGCCGTAATTAGTTATCATGTTTTGGTAACTTTGATTTCTTGCGACTTTACCTCTTTGAGAATGTAGTAAGCCATCCGAGCCAATCACACTAGTGTGTCTCGACTGAATGAAATATGGCATTATCGTGCCATCCGCACGCACCGCTTGTTCCCACGGTTTAAGTCCAAGTTCTTCATGTGGCGTATCGGATATAACTAGTTCTCTGTACTCGTCTGACACATCAAGCCAAGCGTAGTAAAATGTCATTTGCATAGCCCCTATATCTGCGTCGCCATCTGTTTTATAGTTGCTGTCACCAATAAAAGCGGTAGGGTATGCAAAGCCATCATCGTATCGCTTATAATTAACTTCGTACCATTTGAACAGTGGTATATTTTCGTAATCATCTTGATTTTCCACCGTATCAGTTGATGGCTCACATATAAGCCCTGCATTATCTCTTGTTTTCTCACATATAGGCGTAGGGTTAAATGTGGATTTAAAAACTTTAACTCCATAAACTTTTCCAGTCCTTTGCAAAGAAAAA